GTGAAACAGGATGGCAGTTGGGCTGCAATGGATTATAACGCCAATGTAATACAGCATAATTGGGAAGATTTCAAACTATATTTAAAAAGCATTGATAATGGATGAACAACCAAAAATATTATTGGCAGGTGAAGGGACTTTCGAAAAGTCCAGGGGAATAAAGCATATCCTGAAAATGATAAAGGAAGGTAAGGTTATAGTTATTTCCGGTAGTGTTGAATTCCTTGATGAACCACAAACCGAAGAATTCCGGGGCGTTGGGAAAACCTTGTCAAGCTTCAGCGCACAGGTTGAATCGATGAAGGATTCCCTTGCCGAACTTATTGAAGCAATGAAGTTAACGGAATATAAAGCCTTTGATTATTATCCGTTTGATCCAATCGAACATAATTACAGGCCGTCCAATCTAAACTATAATTTCATGCGCGATAAACGAAAGTACCGCGCACCAATAAACCGAAGATAAATGAACCAGGTAAAGGACTTTTTCGAATACATTTTCAACGCAATAAAGATTTGGATTATTGTACAGCCCTGGGAACAGGGAATCCGTGTGCGCAAGGGAAGCATCATCAAAAAATTACGGGGGGGGGTTTATTTCAGAATCCCTTACCTTGACAGCATATATGTGCAGGAATGCAGGCTTCGGATGATAAACCTTTCGCTTCAGACTTTGACAACCAAAGACCTGAAGACCGTTACCATAAATTCCGCGCTCGGTTATTCCATTGTGAATATTGAACTGCTTTACGAAAAACTGTTCCACCCGGAAGAAACAATCGCATCAATGGCAATGTCGGAAGCATCCGATTTCGTTTACCGCAACAATCTTGATGAAATTACGCCTTCAGCAATTGAAGAAGCCGTACTGAATAAACTGCGTTCGGATGATTACGGGCTGAAGTTCGAATCCTTCAAGCTAACCAATTTCGCAGCCGTAAAGACCTTCAGGCTGATACAGGACAATCAGACCTGGATTGATACCAATTTGGATATGAGTAAAAAGCGATGATAATAAGTGAAAAAATAAAACGGATTGAAGAAATCCATCAACAGCAGAACGCAGTCCTTAAGCGCATGAACCGTGAATCGAATGTGCTTGAGTTCATCGCGGGATTTATGGCTTTGCGATACCTTGAGGTTCAGAAATCAATAGTAATCAATATACCAACTACAAAATGAAAACAACATTAATCTTAGGCGGGCAGGGTGTGGGTAAAAGCACCTTAGCCAAACAAATGACCGAAGGCAGGAAAACCGCATGGATTTCAGGCGAAGTGAATACCATAATTAATATTCGGGAATATGCAGATGAAGCCACAGAATGTATCGTAATCGATGGAACGGTAAAAGTATCAGACTTCCTTAAGCAACTTATAAAAAGCGATACAATAACTATCCGCAAACCTTACACGATTTCACCAATTACCATAACACGCCCGGAACTGATTATCATTTCCAACTTCCTGACAGAAAAGGATTTTGCTGATGTTGAAAGGCATATCCAGGTTACGGTCAATTTAGGCAAGTTCGAAGATATATTCAGCGTGCCTGAAAAATTCTATGACAACCGGAAGCTTTGCCACTTGGTAAAGCAATTTTATGCGGATAGTGAAAACCTAGTTGTTTATAAATTTTGGGTTAGAAACGGATGGCATTTCTGCGTTATGCCTTTGTGGGAAATACAGCTTAAGTTCAAACATGAATTGTTCACCGCATGGAAATAGCACACGCCGAAGTTGCCAAGGTAAACCCTGTAAACGGTCGTTTCCTGAAAGGGCATAAGCCGTTCAATAAGGGACTGAAGCAGAAGGATTGGATGGATGGCCGGAAAATCAAAAAGGTATTATCTAAGCTGCAGCGTAATGGAAACCCGGATATCGGCGGGAGCAATGCAATAAGGATAATCGGGGTAAAGAATGGGAAATTCTATCCGTTCAGTAGTTCTGAAGATGCTTACCGTAAGACCAATATCTGCGCACGTAATATCCGAAGCTGCTGCCATGGTAAGCGCAATAAGGCAGGCGGGGTGCAATGGTTTTTCGAAGATGATCCTAAGTGGACTAAACTAATAAACCCGCCTAATTAGGCGGGTATTTTGTTACTGCTGTAATTTGGCCCTCAAGCCAAACAACATTCCCGTAATGGGATAATTTCACCTTGTCGATCCTGTATGTGGATGTTTGGTGTATAACGGACTGCAGCACTTCGATTTCCATTCCGGGGGTTGGTAAGTGCTTCATCTTGGTTTCTGCGAACTTCTCACCGTTCACGTTAAGGATAATAACCATTTCCAATTCATCTTCGATAACCTCAACCATGAAGTTGTAAAAAAGATAGTCGATAATACTTCGTAACCTGTTTTTCATTTTTGCTTTATTTTACATTAGTTTTTCAATTTCGCGCATTTCATTCACGAATGCCTTTACCCTGGTTTCTTCCGAAGCGGTAAGCCTGATGGTAACCGGGGTTTTTTGGGTTTCTGCCTTTGGCCGTCCCGCGCCTTCGCGCTTACCGCCTGATTGCTTTGTTTTCATTGCTGCTTTAGTTTAAAGGCGTATTCGCCAATTATCAATATGTTGTTTTCAACAATCAGACTACAGCATTGGCGGAAGTAGCTTTCAAAGCGCAACAGGAGTTTACAATCTGCGTTCCAAATTATATCGCCCGCAGGAATAAGTTTATAATTTCCCTTCATATCGCGCTTTTTATAGATACACCAATCAAATTGGTTCAGGTAATCTTTCAGTACCGGAAAGGTTTTTATCGCCTGTAAATCTGAATTTTCTAATTGGATTGCCATTATTTAGATTTTACAGGTACTTCTATGATTTCAATATTCGAACCCTCACACCAAACTATTGTTCTTCCATAAAGAGTATTTCCTTCTGTACTGTCATTAAGTTTTTTAACCAAATTGCTGTAGCTGAATTTTATATTTTTTTTCAAAAGTCCCAACGGTTTGAACTTTATATTCAGTTTCCAAAATTCCGTTATAAAGGGCTTTTTTATTCGTGAAAACCGCATTAAAAATTCCGTCTTCTGATAAAGTAATAATGTAAATCGATTTCATTTTGCTTCTTTTTATATGTTATTTTGATGTGGTAAAGATAATATTTTATTTTGAATACCGTGTACATAAATCAAAATATTTATTTTTCGGCAACAACGGGCAACAAAAGGAAACAATCATTGTTGACGTGCTAAGCCCAATAAGGGCGCAGGCTGAAGCCTTATGGAAACAATGTAAACAATAAAAACCTAAAACATTTAAATTATAATAATTAGTATATATTGTAAGTATTATAGGATAACAATACGTTTTATATAATATATTAAATAGCATTGTTTCCGTGTTATTGTTTCTTTTTGCGGGCTCGCGAGGGACGATTTTTTGTAACTGATTGATTTATAGTTTATTACAACGTCAACAATAACGTCAACAATGATTTTTGGGTAATTTGTTAATTTGTTGTAAACCAATTAGTTAGAGGGAAACAATGATTTTTTAGCATTGTTGACGCATCGGATTCAAAATTTTTCGATTATTTTTGCTGCATGGGTGAATACAAATTAAGCGAACGCGATGAAAAGTTCTGTCAGCTGTATGTTAAGCTATTAAACGCTTCAGAGGCATACAGGCAGGCGGGTTTTGGCAAAAATTCATCTGACAAGGCAATAAATGAACAGGCTTCGACCAAATTAAAACAGCCAAAGATTGCCAAAAGGATAGAAGAATTGCAGGGTGTGGCACAACGAAAAGCTAATGAAAAGTTCGCAATTACGGCTGAAGAAATGCTTCGCCATTTGGATATCCTTCGAAATTCCCGCATTGATGATTACGTGAATTTTGTTAAGAAATCCCGCACCTGGATTGATGATGATTTGGAACAGCATTACGAAGAATGGACGGTTTTAGAGTTCAAGCCCTTTGATGAACTCACCGATGAACAGCTGAAGTGCATCGAATCCATCAAACAAACCCGGTACGGTATCGAACTCAAGCTGCACGGCAAGGAATGGACAATCGAGAAAATCAATAAGCACATTGGTTTCTATGCCAAGGACAATGAACAGACCAAGCCTGAACTTGTGGTGAATTGGAATGAAGAAAAAACATACGAAAAACCTAAAGAATAAAAACCATGCAATTTATAAACTACACTTACGGCGTTGATGTATTGGGCTTTCCCGTTACAATCAGCCATTTGGTATTCAACGGCCAAACCCCGCTTAACTATCATCCGGCAACCCTTGTGCGGATGAATATCGAAAACGGGATGAATGAGCGTAACACCAACAACACCCTGAACCTGCTGAAGACGGCTAATTTAGTCAATGACTATCACGAACTTATCCATCAGTTCCGGCTTATCCAGGAAAAGCGAAGCCCGCTTAATGCCTTCAGGCGTAAGTTCGTGGAATTACGCATCCGATACCTGATCGCTCAAGGGCATATTACCGTAAATAAAAACCAATGATACCATGGAAGCAGTAGATTTCGAAGGAACAAACATAACCTTGGGTAAGCCCGATGATATGACAGACGAACAATGTAATTCTATTAAGGCACAAAAAGGCGTTGACAGTCAAGGATTCCCTTTTTTTGCAGTAGCATTCAAACCGGATGCTGAAGACTTGAAGAACCTGAACGAGGGAAGACCGATATTCCTGAAGGTTATCGGGCAAGGCTTTCCGCCTGTTGCCGTCTATACCTTAAACGAAAACGGACAATAAAACCCACCGATGAAGCTTACCGTCAAACAAACCAAAGCCCTTGATTATCTTGAGGATGATACGACAACCGAACTATTGTTCGGGGGTGCTGCAGGTGGTGGTAAGTCGGTTTTGGGCTGTTATTATCAGATAAAGCGAAGGCTGAAGTATCCGGGTTCGCGGGGGCTTATCGGGCGTACCGTGTTTCAAACCCTGAAGCTTACCACCCTGAAGACCTTCTTCGAGGTTGCCAAGGAACAAGGGCTTGTCAAAGGGAAACACTTTTGGCTTACGGGTGCGCATGACAAGGAAAACCCGAACTGCATCATGTTCTACAACGGATCGATGATATACCTTCGCGATCTGAAGTGGAATCCGTCCGATCCTGAATTCGAAAGTTTGGGTTCATTCGAAATTACCGATGCCTTTATTGACGAGTGCAGCCAATGCGTTGAAAAGGCAAAGGATGTAGTTAAGTCCCGTATCCGTTTCAAGTTGGATCACTACTGCCATCAATGCGCTAACCAGGAAAAGAAACAAATCCTGTCGCATGACGATTCAGGTAAGGTAATCGAATGGATATGCGGTAACGGGCATACTACCCAAGGGCTTATCCCTAAGCTGATAATGACGTGCAACCCGGCTAAGAATTGGACTTACAAATTTTACAAAGGCTTCAAGGAACGCACCCTTCCGGTGTACAAGAAATTCATTCAGGCATTATCCACCGATAACCCGAACATATCAAGGCACTATATCACCAACTTACTCACCATGGGTAAGGATTTGATACAAAGGCTTCTTTACGGGAATTGGGAATACACCGATGATCCCTTACTGCTTTACCCAAGCTATGACAAAATCCTTGAAATCTTTACCAACAGCTTCATTGTTGGGACGGGTGAATGGTACATTACGGCCGATATCGCCTACCAGGGTTCGGATAAGTTCGTTATCGGGATATGGCATGGCTTTGTACTGAAGAAAATTATTGCCATCGATAAGATTGATGAAACGATGGTTTCGGCCAAGATTCAGGAACTTAGGATCATGTACGGTGTACCGATATCCAACGTTACCTATGATGCTGATGGACTGAAGCGGTACGTCCGTCAATCAGCTGAAACGGGATACCTGAAGGATGCAAGGCAGTTCTACAACAATTCGAAGGCTGTTGGCGGTGAGAATTATTATAACCTGAAATCGCAATGCTATTTCAAATTGGCTGAAATGATAAACGAAAGCCAAATCTATTGCGAAGACCAGGAATACCGCGATCTGATGATATCGGAATTGGAACAGATAAAACAGCGTGAACGAAATGATAACACCGAACCGTTAAGGGTTGAAAAGAAAGCCGATCTGAAGGAACGATTGGGGCATTCACCCGATTTCGTGGATATGATGGCGATGCGTATGTTGTTTGTTTTGGAAATTTTTGTAACTTTCGCCACGAATGATGAAGAAATGAAAAATATAAACTACTAATACCAACAGCATTATGGAAGCAGCCGAACTATTGGTTGATATCGAAAGCAAGCCAACGGATGTAATCGCATCGATCCGGCTTCAGTCGAAGGATTCAGCGAAAATACTTACTTATCAAAAGGAATACAAGAACCGCGACCGATCGCTTCGCGATACGCAGGTTGACCGGATACAGAAAAATAAGCAGGTTGGATCAGGCGAAAACCTGAAGGAAGTGAAAGCCGTGCGAATCCCTGTCAACTTCGCCAAAAAGATTGTAACAACATCCGTTGGCTTCGAAATCGGTAAGCCCGTTACCCTTATCCCTTCAGAAGAATTGGATTTGGCAACCGTTATCAAGCAGCTTTGGAAAGTGAACCGGGTTGATTCCCTTTTGCAGAAACTCCTAACGCTCAAGAAATCAGAAACCCAAGGCGCAATCCAATGCTATATCCAGGACGTGAAGGAAGGTTCGCTTCTGAATAAAATCCTTGTGAAGCTGAAACTGAAAGCACAGAAAAAGGAAATCAAGGTGAAAATCCTTGACAACACATCCGGCACAATGACACCCGTATTCAACGCCTTGGGCGATATGCTCCTGTTCATGTGGGAATACCAGGCAACGGAAAACGGCAAGGCAGTCAATTTCGTTGAGATTTGGGATAAGGAAAAAGTCTATTACCTTGACAACCGAAGTGGTACGATGGGAATCAGCGCAACGGATAAAACCCTTCCGCACGGATTCGACAGGATTCCGATTGTGTATGTTGCGCAGGATGATCCTGAATGGTTCGTTGTGCGTGAAATAATCGACAGGCTTGAAACCACGCTTTCCAAAATCGGTGCATCGAATGATTACAGCGCATACCCTTTGCTTCAGATATTCGGGGACGTGAAATCCTTTCCCGATAAGGATGAAGCAGGCAAAACCCTTCAATTCCCAATCACGCCGTTCATCAATGGCGTTGTGAATCCCTTCCCGCATGGCAAGGCGGAATTTTTGGAAGCTGCCAATGCAGTTGAAAGCCAAAAGTTGGAATTGGATTCCCTGGAAAATTTCATTTACTCGATATCGCAAACCCCGAATGTATCGTTTGACAACGTGAAGGGATTGGGCGCGGTTTCAGGGGTTGCCCTGAAGCTGATGTTTTTGGATGCCATTATCAAGGCTGCAACCAATGAAGGCGAAAACCGCACGATGATTGAAAGGCTTATCAATATCCTGATATCAGGAACGGTCAATACAACCAATACCAACCTGAAAGGCGATGCTGAAAAATTATATTTCGATATCCAATTCAATTCAATCATCCCGGATGATCTGAAGGAAGCGGTGGAAATTGCATCATCCGCTAAGGAAGCGGGCTTGGCAAGTACGGAAACATTGGTGAAATACTTAGGCTTCAATGAAGATACTGCTGCGGAATTGGCACTTATCCTGAAAGATAAGGAAGCCGTGCCTGCACCAACCCAATAAAAAAATCCCCGCCTAACAACGGGGATTTTCCAAATTTAAAAAACCTACATGAATGAAAATTACTTTATCCGAAAGCGAATATATAAATTAATTTCTATATTTGTGGCTAATTATCTAAACATTTACAAATTATGGCAGTAGAAAAAAGTAAAGTGATTGCAAGATTTAAGGCGAAATACCCTAAAGTTACGCTTTCACAAGTTAGGTTAGACGGAATCGCGGATAAACTATCAAAAAAAATCGCTGACGAAGCCGACGATGAAGCTATTGATTTAGCCTTATCAGATTTAAACGATGTTGTTTCTTTCGAATCCATCCAAAAGGATGATGATAAGTTAAGGAACGCTGAAGCATTGGCTAAAAAACTGAAAGACAAAAACAATGGAAAAAATGACGATGATGATGCAAACGACGATGATATCGATGATCCTACTTTATCCCCAACGGATAAGCTAATCAAAGAATTATCCAAGAAAGTTACATCGTTATCGACTGATCTTGAAGGCATGAAGAACGGTAAAACCACTCTTAATTCCGCTTCTTTCTTATCGCTTAGTTTGTTAACGATTGCGATAAGCTGTGCATCAGTAAGGTCGTCGTCCACGTTTTTGATTCCGATTTCAGTCAATGCAGTAATCAGGTTGCTTCGCAACATTGCTGTATCCTCGAAGATATTGATCGTTGTATTGCCTTCAGTCTGTACGCCTGTTTCCGCTTCTTCAGTATCTAACAGGTAGATTGATGAAGTGTTATCGATAACCGGAAGCACCAATGCCTGTGAAGATGTGAATTCCGCGAACGGTTCTTCAGTACTCCATTTCTTAAGCAGGATGAACGATCCTGATTTCTCATAGATACATTTCGGTGATTTACGGGTTTCTTCTGCAAGGATACCGTAAACAATCTTACCAACTTTAGCAGTCCTTAAGAATACCACGATTCCATCAGCCCAAGGTTTATTTTCAGTCCTTACGCCATCACGTTCAGTTGTTACGGTTCTGTCAACTATAATGATAGTTAACTTGAATCGCTTCTGCATCATGGCATTTACCTGTTCTAAATCCGGCGTTGGAATCTGCGCACCTACGAAGTTCTGCGAAAACGCATAATTCTCACGGGTTTGCTGATTGGATGCGAAGTTATCAAAGGTTGCATCATCCATCATTAAGATGGCAGGTGTATCACCTTTGGTTTTCGCATTCTTCACGATACGCTTGATATCATCGATAGGTTTCGCGTTTGCGATATCCGACCAAGGCGTTGTTGCACCGAAGCGGTTATCGTCTGAATATCCATAATTAACACGGATTCCTGTTCCAACATTGGTATCATCATCGATAAGGGTAAACCCTGTAGATAATCCCTGAAGGTACATATATTCCATTTTTTCGTGGATACCCATCGTACACTTGATCTGATCGCCGAAGATTTTGTCAACCAAAACCTTAGTTTCAACATTCCTGCTTTTCAGTACATCCAAATCGGTCATTTCCTTTTCGGTAAGCTGCATCTTCATTCCTAACTTAGGAATTTCACCGCCTGCTGTTCCGAAAGAATCACGTTTTTTAAGCGGTAAGGTTGAAGACAGGGCAACTACATCAGCAGCTACAATGTTACTGTTTACCGTTAGGGTGTTCCACTTAAGGTCAACACTTAGCTGTTCGGTCAACATTTCCTTGTAAAGGTATGTTAACTCGGTTTTCTTTCCATTTACTCTTTCTTCAATGGACTTCGCAATGGATTTAAACCATGCGGAAAATTCAACAAATAATGATTCGTTCATGGTTTAATTAGTTTTGCGTAAAGCGGATTAAAGGTAAAGCTGTACGAACAGCAGTTAAAATGGCTGCGATGCCATACTTGGATGCGTTTTTGTTGACAGTCCCGCGCAACATTACGGCAACGAAAGGCTTTTTAGTCAACACACTTGCCACAACAACGCCCTTATAGGTGTGATCCGCAGGCAAAGCTGCATAATCAGTACCCGTAACAGGCATCGGTTTCAGTACCCCGGTAGCGGTTTCTTCAATCACCAAATGCCCCGCAGGGATTACAGTCGGTGTGAAACCCGTGGTATCTAACGTTTTCCCGCCCGGAATATCTTCCAGGTTCAGGATGATAACGATTCCGTCATTCGATGTATCGAAATTTACGTTGTCGTCATTTAGAGAAGCAGTTGTCCCGCTCATAGTTTCTAATTTTTTAGTTAAACAATACTTTTAAACTTTGCCGTC